TCTTCCATGCCATCGGTCAGGAGCTGGGCGTCGCTGAAATCCGGCTCGGTAGGCGAACCCGTCCCGAACGGCGAGCCGCTGGAATACTTGCGCCACAGCCGGGAGACTGCTTCGTCCAGTTGCTCGGGGCTCAGGCCCGCCGCTTCCAACCGGCCAAGTTCGGTCGAAAACGTCGACGCCTTGACGATCTCGGGAAACAGCGAGGCCATCAGGTCGCGCAAGTCCTGAAACGCCTTCGCCGTCTTCTGCGCCGCAGTCTGCGCCGGCTTGACCATCACGTCTTCGAGCCGCGCCATGTGCGCCGCGATCCCGTCCACCATGTCGGGGACGTAGCTGTTGCCGACCACGACATCGTAAAGCCAGGCGAAGGCTTCCCCCACGGCCCGCAACTTCTTCATCAGCCAGTCCCAGATCGCGCCGAGCTTCTCCAGGATCCACGTCTTGACCGCGTTATACAGGCTGCTGACGATGGCGGTGATCTTGTCCCAGTTCTTCCACGCCAGATAGATGCCAAGGATAACCGCCGCGAGGCCGAGAATGAACGGGTTCGCCGCGACCAGCAGCAGTGCCTTGCCAAGCGCCGCAACCGCAGGAGCCACCGCGACGAGGAACGACAGCAGCGGTGCGCCGACCGTAACCATCGACCCGAACAGCGCGAGTACCGGCCCGAGAGCTGCCGCCAGAGCGCCGCCTACCACGACAACCTTCTTCATCTCGGGCGACAGTTCGTTGAAAGTGTTCAGCACCTTGGTCAGGATGTCGGTGATCGTCGGCAGGACTTCGAGGATGATCGCGCCGATGGTTTCCTGGAACTCGCGCCATGCGTCGATCGTATCCGAGCCCGGTGCCGCATCGCGCGCGGCCTGCGCTGCCCCGCCGTATTGCTTCTCCAGCTCCTCGAGGATGATCGCCTGAGCCCCGGCAACGTCGCCGGCCTCGGCCATCGTCTTGATCTGCTCTTTCTGCTGCTCGGTCAGTGCAACGCCGACCCGCTGCAGGGCCGTCACACCCTTGACCGGATCGTTCAGCGCCTTGCCGAGCATCACGGCGGACGACTGCAAGTCCTGACCAAGGCGGGCCGACAGGTTGACCGCCGCCTGTTGCGCCCGATCGAACACCTCTCCGCTGATCTTGCCGAAAGTCAGCAGGTTCGCTGTGACTTTCCGCAGGATTTCGTCGTCGTCGTAGGTCGAGGTATGCTGCAGGGCCGCGGCCATTTCCTCGAGCTGTTCCGCCGTCCGCCCGGCGACTGGACCCATGCTCTCAAGGGCGGCGCGAACCTGTGCGACAGCCTCGGCGCTCTCGACCGCGGCGTCGAACGACGTCTTCCCCAACGCAACGAGGGGCGCCGTTACGGAAATCGACAGCTTGGTCCCGACCGACTGCAGATTCTTGCCGATCTTCTGGAACCGCTTTTCGGCCTGCGCGAACCGCTTTTCCGCGATGCTCGCGCCCTTCTCGAAAGCCGCCGTCTCCATCGACAGGCTGACGGCAAGGCGGGCGATGACGTCACCTAGTGCCACGATTCGCCTCCTGCCGTTTGATGCGCTTGTCGAACATCCGCTTTACGTCCAGTGCGCCTTGAGCCCGCTTGTCCACCTCTCGGGGAGGTCTCAGGTATTCCCCGAGCGGCTTGATGCGTTGCGTCCGAGTGAACCGTTCGGATTCCCAGCCCACCATGACCGCCGCGTCGTGAGCGGCCTTCATCCGGGCCGTGACGATCAGGGCGAACGTCCGCGGCGTTACTCGCCAGAACGCTTCGGCTGCTTCGCCCGCTTCGCACCATTGCCTCCAGAGGTCTTCCCAGGAGGGTTTGCACCCTTCTTACCCTCCGCGTCGGGCATGGCCTTTTCGTAAGCTTTCAGCATGGCTTCCAGCGCGTCCGAGTGCTCGGTCAGGATGACGTCAACCTCATCCATCGCCGTGCCGGGCTGGTGACGTTGCATCGCCGCCCAGAACAGCACCCGGATCGCACCGAAAAAGCCGCGCTGAACCCGTTCCATCAGGACGGGAAGGGGCTGGCCATATGCGTCCTCGGCGCGGACGAGCGCGTCCATGTCGAAGACGAGGGTCAGTTCGCGATCATCGACCTTGAGCGCGACTTCACCTTTGACGGGGTTCGGCATCAGCTCGACCAGACGTCGCCGGTGACGTCACCCGTGATGGCCATCGTCACGGTCGCTTCCATCTTGTCGCCGGCCGTCACCGTGCCCTTATTGTAGGCTGTGACGACGACGGTCGTGTCGTACATCCACGTCGGCACGCCGAGTTCGGGAACGACGAAGCGGGCCGCGCGCTCATCGCCGGCCAGCAGCGCGCCCTCGATCATTTGGTCTGTGTCCGAACCAGGGCGGAAGTTGAGCACGACCTCGATCTCGCCGCTGTCGATCAGCCCCGCCGTGTACTGGCGGCGCCGTCCGGGCGACTTGAGATGCGTGGTCTCGACACGATCTGCGGTGTCAGACGGCAGCGAAAAACTGACGACCTGGACCAGTTCGACGAGGTTGCCTTCGGTGTCATCCGACGACAGCCAGACTTCGCCCCCCCAACCGATGGAGGCTTCTTGCGTTTCGGCCATTTACATTCTCCTGAGACGGACCTTCAAGCGTGTTCGACCAGCAGGTCCAGACTGGCCCTATGGATGAAGCCGTTCGGCGTATCCTCGCCCAAGTCGCGAGGGCCTTCCGCCTTCACAAAACCGAATTGAATGCTCCCGACCGTCGCCGGGACAGCGACAGCGGCGATGACTTTCTCTGCCAGCCCCCGAGCGGCGCCGTAGGAAGCGGCGAAGCAGTCACACTGCACCCGCGTCACCCGGGCGCTTTCGTAGCCCTGCAAGTGCGCGGGCCGGGGATCCGAAATCGTCTGCAGCCGCACGTAGGGCAGGGCCGTTCCCTGCGGCACGATCCCCCAGTGAACCTTCGACCCGACAACCGCCGTGACGGCGGCGTCGTTGATGAGGCGCGAACGCAATGCCGTCGCGAAATCGGCCATCAGCCCCTCCGTGCCGCCTTGCGCGCAATCCTCGCCTTCGCCGCCTCGATTTCCTGAGCGATCAGGCCCTCGAGCTCATCGACGACCCTGTCACCCTCCGCGTCGGCCGCACTGCGGACGTAGGACTTGGCGGGCATCTTGACGGTGCCGAACTCCTGCCAGCCTGCGTTGGCCCTCGCGCGCTTCCCTACCGGGGCGGGGCCGGTCAGCAGGACAACCCCGCTCTTGCGATCCACGCCCATTGCCCGCGCCAGCTTCGCCCTTGCAGGCTGCGTCCGCATCGTGTCGCGCAGGTGGTTTCCGTCGCCGTCCCTGTCCTGCGCATCGTAAGGCGCGAGGGCCGCCATCCTCTCCCGGAGTCGCCCCAAGGCTTTCGTCCCGGCCCGCGTCAGGGCATTGCGCCCGGTCGTGGTCTTGCCGGTGATCTGCTCGAGCTCGACCAGCGCTTCCTCTACGCCCTTGAAACCCTTGAGATCGACTTTCACACCGCCCTCACTGCGGTAAACTCGATCAGTCCCCGCTCCGGCTTGTCGGGCGCGATCCCGACAATGTCCCAGTTCGCCGATCTGTGAACGATGCGTCCTTCCACGGTCATTGCCAGCGTGTTCGGGTTGCTCAGCACCTGAAACGTCGCTGCCTGCGAACCTTGCTCCATCGCGGCCTGCCGGCGTTCATCCCCGCGCCCATAGAACACCGCCGCCCATTCCTCGCCGACCGTGCCCCACGACAGAATCTCGCCGCCGTAATCGTCGGTCGTGACGGTCGCGGACTGCAGCGTAATTAACTGGTCGCGCTTGCCCGCACTCATCGGACGGTCGGCGTCCTGAACGGCCCCGCCAGAGCCTCGACGGCGAGCGGGATTTCGTTGAACGTGCCCTCGGCGACCGCCTCCCGGTTCTGATACCAATGGGCGATCAGCAGCAGTTGTGCCTGCACAAGCTCCTCGGGCACTTCGTATTGGTCGAACCCGGCAACGTAGGTCGCGGTAATCGGGGTGTATTCGCCCGCAACCGGCCAGCCACCCTCGGGCGGATAGATTTTCCCGTCACGAACTCGGGCGCCAGTCACCGTTTGGTTGTCGCCAGCGCTATCGACGTAGGCGATCGAAGTCAGTTCGAAGAGCGGGCCGCGCGAAAGCTCGAGATAGTCACCGAACTGGTTGAACGTGTCGACCACGGTGCCCTGCACCAGCATCAGGCCGGTGTAGCGCTCGACCCACGATTGGGCGCTCGCGATGTATTGCTCGAGCAGCGTGTCTTCGGAGTTGTGGGTCACCCGGCACTGGGCCTTGGCGAGAGCGAGGTCGATCATCGCACTATCGGCTCCATTCTCTGCGACAGGTCCAGTTCCAGCATCCGCCCGAACACAGGCTCGTCATCGGTCAGGTAACAGCCCGCGA